AGGTGCTGACGCACACCTATATCACGCAGCAGATTTGGGGCAGCAGCTGGGAAAACGATATTGCTTCTCTGCGGGTGTTTATGGCGACCCTGCGCAAAAAGCTGGAGCCGCAAAAGGACGGTCCGCAATACATTCAGACGCATATCGGCGTCGGTTACCGTATGCTGCGGGTAGACTGAGAAAAGCGAGGAAACAAGGATTTGAACCAATATGCAATAGAAAATCTTTTCGGAATTGAAGGGCTGAATATCGCTTGGTACGGACTCATTATCGCCTGCGGTATGGTGCTTGGCTTTGCTTTGGCGATATGCCGATGCAGAAAAACCGGCATCAACAAGGAGCATATATACGATCTTGTTCTTTGACTGATTCCCGTATGCATTATTTGTGCAAGAGCCTACTATGTGATTTTCAAATGGGATAATTACAAAAACGACCTGATTTCTGTTTTTACGGAAATATACTGCTTACTATTCCGGACTGACGGACGCCGCCATTGTAGAATAAATCACTTTGCAGTAACTGTTACGCCCGCAACCTTAATCAAAGATCAAAATTTTTTCTAATCATTTTCCTGTTAGCTATAAAAAAGCACAACGCCACAGAGTTTTAAAACTCTGTGGCGTTGTGCTGCTCTCAATCGGTCACTTTTTGAAAGTATCCTTATGTGAGCCTGCCTTTTACCGGGTTTTCCGGCGGAGTTTTTGGCGTGCCAAAAGGGATTCGAACCCCCGACCTTTCGCTTAGGAGTAAACCGACAAAACGCTGAAAAACTTAGTATTTATCGGCTTTTTTAAATTTTAGTGCAATGCACGCAATTTTATAGCGCTTATGCTTGCTTTTGGGCAGGTTTAAACTCCTTAATCAATGCGTCAATACTGATTATTTTATTTGATTTGCGTTTCGGTAGTGATTCGACATAGTGTGTGTAGATGTCGAGAGTAGTTGACGGCTTAGCGTGTCCGAGTTGTTTTTGCACATAGTGGAGTTCGTGACCTGTATATAACAAATTGGTGGCACAGGTGTGGCGGAGCGAATGAGCCGTAAATCTATCAATCACAAACGGTACACCTTTAGGGTCATACTTACTTTTAGGCTGTCTTTCATAGTCTGAAAAATCGCCGTACTTAATATTAAGATCTGCCATATAGCTGTTCCATAATCGCCGCCACGCTGTATCACTCATCAGAGTACCTTTTGTGGAAGTCACAACAAAATCATCGGGTTTATGCTCAGGTTGCTTTTTCAGAAAGTCAATAAGAATTTTCGGAACATCTGTAACAGTACGCACTCCCGAAATAGTTTTTGCTCCTTGCTCAATATGCGCCTTACCTTTGGTCACAAGTTTCTGATGAACATCTATTGTTCGTTCGGTTAGGTTTATATCTCGCCATTGCAAGCCGAGGCATTCGCCCAGTCGCAAACCTGCAAACATCATTATCATTGCAGGTAACTGTGCACGGTGTTCTGTTGATACCACCCACAATTGTTCCTGTGCGGTCAATGCTCGCCGTTCTGAGATTTTTGCGTCACGGGGTATCTCTATGTATTGTGCAGGTGAAAATTCGATTACACGGTTTTCTATGGCATAATTGAACACCTGCCTTACTGCACCACGCCAATCACGCAAAGTCTTTTTTGCGGTCGGCTTGCCTGTGTGTGAATTGCAAGCGTATTCGTCAAGAATTATCTGCTGAAAGTCGGATTTGACAAGTTTGTTAATCGGTCGGTCATTCAGGGCAGAGAAGTGGCTCAGATAAATTGAATAGGTTTTGTACTGCCCCTCGGAAAGTATGGATTTTTTGTAGGCAAGCCATAAGTTAACGAGTTTGCCCCATTTCATTCCTGTGTTTAGTACATCCATACCCTTGCCGATTTGTAACTTGATAAGCTGTGCCTTTTCTTCAACCTCTTTGACAGAGTAACCGTTGACGGTTTTGTATTTGCGTTTGCCGTCCTCGTCTTTGCCAAGATATACAGACTTTTGATAGCGTCCGTCTGCACGCTTTTTAAGTTTTGCTTTTGCCATAATATAATACACTCCTTTTGTTTAAAAAAAGGGTGCAAAAATCCCCTGATATTCAAAACTTGAAAAATTCAGGGGAGTGTGATACAATATTATTGCTTTTAGTAGTATCACTGCACCCTGTGTGGTGGTTTCCGCTCTGTTCGAGGACCAGTCGAGCAGGGCGGATTTTTTATTTATTATTATCATAAAAATGCAACGGGCACCTCGTACTTGACGAGATGCCCTTGCTTAATACTGTCTGTGCCTTATAGCACTGCCACTAAATGGCGTCATATTAACAGTATATCATATTGTATGCCACTCGTCAAGAATTATTCTTTTCAAAAGTATATAATGCTTTCAATTTTTCATTTATTTTATCTAAATCGGACTGTGCTAATCTTACACCATACAAACTGTGAGTTTTCATAACTGGATTTACAATACGCTTTTTGCTTATGGTTGTTATTTGACCTATATTTGCAACGGTACCGGGCTTTAACTTATCCATAGCCTTCAAATGCTTACTTATAGTCGCAATTTGCAAATTTAACTCTTGGGAAACCTTTCCTTGTGAAGATAGAAATTTTTTATACTCATCAAAGGTAATAACACCGTTTGCACAATCTTCTAATTTGCTTTCTGAGAGTTTGCTCATCTCGTCTATTCGTAATTTTGTTTTGTCAATTTTACGCTTAACATTCTCGCTGTATAATTCATATATACCTTTGTCTAAAATGCAACTAAAACGATTTGCCTTGTATGAAGTCTTTAATGATATTAGAGGTATAACCGTGATTGTATCAGAATAGAAATCATTTTTAACATCAATTACAACTGCGTAATGTCTTCCACCCAATTCTCTGCCTATTCTATATCCAAATTCTACCTGCAGAACATCTCCTCTTTTGTATCGAATAAGTTTCTTAGGGTCAAATTCGTCTTCTTCGGTAATGTATTTTGAGTAATCTTTGAGCCAATATGCTAAAAGTGATACTCGCTTATTATCTTTATCGGTATTGCGACTTAGCAAAGCCTGAAACATATTCTTTATACTGATTACTGCATTCTCAATTAGTACTTTTAGTTCATCTAATGTTAGTAATTTTGACATTTCATCACTCCTCACTGCAACGATTTACTGACTTCTTTTTCAAGACCGAGGATTTGAACACGGGTGACGTCGTTATTTTTGCTACTCTAAATTGCATCAGCCTCAAGTTCGTTATAAACAACAGGCTCATAATCATAAAAGTGTCCTGATTTAATATGTTTCAATTCGTGTTTTGTTGCTTTTTGCTGAACAGCATGACTTAATAAAATATTTATGTAAACATTGAAATTACCGTCTGAATCCACAACAGTAACACCTTTTACAGTCAGCGGCAGTTCGATTCCTCTAATATAAATATCGCCCAATAATCATTCATCCTTTTGCAATGCCTCAATGATACGAACAGCTTTTTCAACATCTTCTTTTGTAGCACCTTTTGCAAGGCTGAACAGCATACGCATTTCACTTCTGTTTTTAAGTTCTTCAAGGTATTCCTGAAGTTCTGAATTAAGTTCAGCAGAAGTTTTTGAATCGGTAAGTGTGTTCATATCAACATTAAAATAGTCGGCAATAGCCTCTAATGTTTCGAGGTTAGGTTCTCTTGTGCCATTTTCATACATACTGATAGCACTTTTAGAACAACCTAATTTTTTGGCGAGTTCTTCTTGATTTAGGTTTGCATTTAACCTTAATTGTCTAAGTACATCGGAGAACATAAAATCACTCCTTGTGAAATTTTCTTTACTACATAATAACACGAACTGTGAAATAAATCAAGAAAAATTTTTCACAAAATGTGTTGACAAACATAAATTCTTGTGATAACATAATGGTACACGATATGTGAACTTAACAAGGAGGTGATTAAAAATGAACGCTTCTGTAATAGGCAAGAAAATCAAGACCTTGAGAGAAAGCAAGAATATCTCAAGAGAAGATTTTGCAAATGCAGTAAAAATCAGCTTATCCGCATTATCAATGTATGAAACAGGTCAGAGAATTCCTCGTGATGAGGTTAAGTTGAGAATAGCGAGATTTCTCAATACTACAATTGAGGAACTTTTTTTTACAAATTAAGTACACGGTTCGTGAACTTAATAAAAATCTTGCAATCAACACCCACACAATCAAAACTAAGGGGGAGAGATAAGGTGTTTATCCTTGAATGGTTAATGAAACACCCGATTTTTACATCTATTGCAGTATCCCTGATATCATCAGTGTTATCAGCGTTATTAGTATGCTTGATAGTGTTGACACGATGACGGGTATTGCTACGGAGTTTATCAAAAACTCTTTATAAATGAGGTGAAGAAATGAAAAATAAAATGATAGGCAACTATTCAAATGAAGGAGTGCTTAATATATCGGCTACAAATTTGCAGGAGTTTGAAAGCCTTATAAAAAAGGCAAAAAAACAAGCTGACGAATTGCAGGATACAATCAATCAGCTTGAATTCTTCAATTTTAGTTTTAAGTTCTCAACAGATAAGGATAATTAGTTACCTTCTATCATTCTTTCTGCATTGACAGCGGATATATCAGAATCTATGAAAGAAACAATAGCGTTTATAAATTCGACTAAGTTATCAATATTATAATCTTTGAATTTTCGTTCGTAATGTGTTTCATCATTACCAAGCCAAGCAGAGGCTACTGCTAATTTTTTGATTCTGTTGTTATCAATGTAATCATTGATACATCTTGATAATGGTGCTTTAACGATATTATCTTTATTGTTCGGCTGTAACATTATTGCGTAATCCTTTACTAAGAACTCTAAGGCTTTTCTGTAAGCCATACCTGAAATATCTTTTAATTCGTACTGTTCGGAAGCATAAGCCTGATTGTAAATGTTACAAAAATCAGGGGATAAGTCTTTTATGTGTTTAGGAAACTCTCGTTCTTCAACATTATAAACCGGCTCAAAACTTTCAAATTCAGTTTTATCGTAATAAGGACCTATATAGTAATTCCCTAAAAATGTCTTTTCACAATTGTGACAGAAGAAATGAACGAAAAGATTTGGAGAAGTATGTTCATCGTCAATATAGTAGGAGCTTAAATACGAGGGGTCGCCAGATTTGTGACACATAGGACAGACTGACGGATATTCGATTTCAAGATTTTTCTCACTAAGGTTATCGTTCAATGATTCGCAGTTATAAATTGTCTTTTTGATAAGCAAAGACCCCTTTCATTATATAGTGTAATGAATTGCCGTTCATCACTACATATAGTATATCATAGAAAGTTGGTGAAATCAATGCACATCAATGAATTTGCTGAAATCTTGCTCAAAAGCAGAAAACAGAAAGGTTTTTCGCAAAGTGAGCTTGCTAAGAAATCGGGCTTTACTAAAAGAGCTATTCAGTATTGGGAAAAAGGCAAAAAGAGCATTTCTCTTGAAAATGCCGACAGGCTCTTAACGGCTTTAGGTGTAGAAATCAAGATAGGTAAAACAGAAAGCAGGTGAGAAAATGGCAAAACTTAAACTTATTGACACAAAGGACAAGTTCCTTCTTGAAATTGACGGAACAGAAATTCCGTATGTTACAAGCTATCAGATAACACGAACGGTCAGCGAGGTTGTACTGCTCAAGCTGGCTCTCAGCGTTGCTGATGTTGAATCAGTCGAAATCGTTTCAGACAAAATTACCAACGAAAATTAAGGAGGTGTACATATGCCGAGAGAAAGACCTATCATCAATTGGGATGAAGTGCCGGTGATAATTGATGTGCCGTATGTGGCACGGTTGCTTGCACTTAATGTTGATTACACAACACGGCTTGCACAAAGGGGCGTTCTTCCTGCCCACAAAATCGGAAAGCTTTGGCGATTTGATAAGGAAGAAATCAGACAATACATAAAGGAGCATTAAAAATGGCATTTAAAGATTTAGAAACAAAAAGGTCGCTTAGAAAAAAGTACCGTGACAGCAAAGACCAGCTTAAATACACGCAAAAAAGTCTTGCAAGCACCGAGCAGGAGCGTGACATTGCGAACAGCCGTCTTGAAAAAACAAAAGCAAAGCTTAATAAGCTGACAGCCTTATATGTTGCCGAAAGAGCGAAAAACGCAGAGCTTATCCGCAAGCTCAAAGCTTATGAATCATCAGAACCCGAAACAATCGGCTTTGAATGTGTGGGGGTGGAGAAATGAAAGAAAATGTTTTTGAACGAATGGAAAGAATTGACGGACAGAGAAAAATCTCTGATTTCATTGTTAAGCAAAAACAGGATTATGAATTTAAAGTTAAGTATGCAACTATCAGAGCGAGAGAATTTGCTGAAGAGTGCGATAGACGAGAATTAAACTATCACGTTTCGGTTGGCGGTCTTGATAGCATTACATTATTTATCTTTTTAAAGTCGATCGGAATCCATGCCCCAGGAATCAGCGTTTCTTATCTTGAAGATTCAAGCATTCAAAAAATACATAAAGAACTCGGAATTGAAAGGTTAAAGCCATCAGTTCGGTATGTTGACAGTGCAGGAAAAGAACACCGCTGGACTAAACAGGATATAATTCAGGAGTTTGGATTTCCTGTCTTATCAAAAGAAATTGCCTCCAAGATTGAATTACTTGCAAATCCGACCGAAAAAAACAAAACTGTTCGACACGCTATTGTAACAGGCGAAACAGGGGCCTATGGTGGTTATCAAAAAAACAGTCGTATGAAAATGTCGCAAAAATGGCTTGAAAAGTTCGGCGGTTATGCGAACAATGAAGAGGGTACAAATTACCAAATTCCAAATTTCAAAGTGTCATCAAAATGCTGCTATTATCTAAAAGAAAAGCCTTGTGACACTTGGGCAAAAGAACATAACAGCGTGCCTTATCTTGGCTTGATGGCTTCCGAAGGCGGAAGAAGAGCTAAATCCTTAATGATAAATGGTTGTAATTATTTTGGTAAATCTACAATCAGATCAGCACCGTTTGCGATTTTTAACAGACAGGACATTTTGCAACTTGCTCTTGATTTAAATGTTCCTGTTCCCGAAATATACGGAAAAATCGAGAGGCAAGAAGATGGTACTTTGTACACAACCAAGGCTCAAAGAACAGGCTGTTCAATGTGCGGATTTGGTTTGCACTTGGAAAAGCGCCCTCATAGATTTGACTTACTTAAAGAGCAAAATCCTAAAGAGTGGGAGTATTGGATGTATAACTGCTGCACAGATGATAAAACAGGCGAAAGATACGGCTGGGCAAGGGTGTTGGATTATATCAATGTTAAATATTAATTGCAATTGCAAAGAAAAATCCGCTGAAGCTCTGCAAAGCCTCAACGGACAAAGAAAAATACCTTAATTAAATGATAGACAATTTTAAGCGAATTGTCAAGGAGGACTTTAATATGTCAGTAAAAATATCAGCTTTTGAAATCGAAAATGTAAAAAGAGTAAAGGCGGTTGCTTATGAACCGACCGAAAACGGACTTACCGTGTTGGGCGGTAAAAACGGACAGGGCAAGACGTCTGTTCTTGACGCAATTGCGTGGGCTCTCGGCGGTAATCGTTTCGCTCCGTCTGCTCCGTACCGTGAGGGTTCAACGATTCCGCCACATCTCAAAATCAAGCTCTCAAACGGCATTGTAGTAGAGCGTAGCGGTAAGAACAGCAGTCTTAAAGTAATTGACACCGCAGGCAACAAAGGCGGACAGGCTTTGCTTGACGCATTTGTCAGTAACTTTGCTCTTGACCTGCCGAAATTTATGAATGCAACCGGCAAGGAAAAGGCTGACACGCTCCTGCAGATTATCGGTGTAGGCAACAGAGTTTACGAGCTTGAAACGCAGGAAACACAGGTGTATAACGAGCGCCGTGCTATCGGTCAGATTGCAGACCAAAAGAAAAAGTTTGCCGCCGAAATGCCCGAATACGAAGGCGTGCCGAATGAACCTGTATCAGCCTCTGAACTTATCAATAAACAGCAGGCTATTCTTGCACGCAACGGTGAAAATAACCGTCTGAGAGCAGAAAAAGATAACCTTGAAATCCGTGCCAACAATTTGCAGAGCGAAATCAACAGGCTTAACGAGGATTTGAGAAAATACAATTCCGAACTTACAAAAGTGCTTGCACAGCTTGAACAGAGCAGAAAGACCGTTGCCGAACTGCACGATGAAAGCACGGCAGAGCTTGAAAGAAACATTACCGAGATTGACGAAATTAACCGCAAGGTCAGAGCCAACCTCGATAAAGCGAAAGCTGATGATGATGCAAAGGAATATTACGGCAAGTACGCCGATATGACAGCACAGCTTGAAGAAATCCACAAAACAAAATATGACTTGCTCAACAACGCAAATTTGCCCCTTGACGGCTTATCGGTTGAAAAGGGCGAGCTTACATATAACGGTTTTAAGTGGGACAACATGAGCGGTTCGGAACAGCTTCGTGTCGCTACGGCAATTGTTCGCAAGCTCAATCCCGAATGCGGATTTGTCCTGCTTGACAAGCTCGAACAAATGGATACCGACACACTCAAAGACTTTGCACAATGGCTTGAATCAGAGGGATTGCAGGCTATTGCAACAAGAGTTTCAAACGGGGATGAATGTTCAATTATCATTGAGGACGGCTATATTAAGTCCGAAACAACCGCACCTATTACAACACCGACTTGGACAGAAGGAGAGTTTTAATTATGGCTACAAGAACTACAGCTAAAACAACAGCAAAAACAAATACAAATGAATGTGTAATCAAATGCAATCCGCACAGAGAGCTTGCCTGCGGTTATACCAAGGTCAAGATTATGCCCGAAAATTATTCGAGAATAGTTTTGATTGCAGGTATGACAGGCAAGTCAATACAGGATCTGACAAACGAACTGCTCAACTACGCAATCGACTATGTTGTCATTGATGTTGACGGCAATAAAATCAATTTTTCAGAAGTACAGGGGGTGAGATAAATGAACATCACAAGAGGTAAAATCAAGTCGGCTCAAAAGGTTGTAATTTACGGTCCCGAGGGTATCGGCAAATCAACATTTGCTTCGCAGTTTCCGAATCCTCTGTTTATCGACACGGAGGGCAGCACAAAAAACCTTGATGTTGCGAGAATGGATAAGCCGACATCGTGGACTATGCTCAAAAGTCAGCTTGAATATATCAAAAGCAATCCGACTGTATGCAAGACGGTTGTTATTGATACAATCGACTGGGCAGAACAGCTTTGTATTGATGATATTTGCTCAAAGTACGGCAAAAAAGGTATTGAAGATTTCGGTTACGGAAACGGATATGTTTACGAAAAAGAGGAGTTCGGCAGATTTTTGAACAGCCTTGAAGATTTGATTGACAGAGGTATCAATGTTGTGCTTACCGCACACGCACAGCTCCGCAAGTTTTCACAGCCTGATGAAATCGGTGAATATGACCGCTGGGAGCTAAAACTCGGCAAAAAGACTGCTTCACAGATTTCTCCGCTTGTAAAAGAATGGGCGGATATGGTACTTTTCGCAAACTATAAAACAGTAGCGGTAGCAACCGACAAAGACGGCAGAAAATACAAGGCACAAGGCGGTGGAAGAGTAATGTACACGCTGCATCATCCTTGTTGGGACGCAAAGAACCGTCACGGCCTGCCCGAAGAAATGGATTTTAGCTACGCAGGCATTGCCCATATTTTTAGTGATGTTGCACCTGTAAATATCACCACTGTTACGCAGAATCCGACCCCTCAGCCACCTAAGGCAGAGCCTGCGACACAGCCTGTGCCACAACCTGCACAGATTGAAAAAGTTCCCGAGCCTGTACCGCTGTCAACACCTCAGATACAGAATGATAAATCTGTCAATATTCCCGAGGGCATACCAAAAGCTCTTGCCGACCTTATGAGAGCTAACGGTGTTGATGAAAGCGAAATCAGACAGGCGGTGTTTACACAGGGACACTACCCTTACGATACACCAATCACAAACTATGACCCACGATTTATTAACGGTTGCCTTGTGGGAGCGTGGAATAAGGTATTCGAAGTGATACAGAGCAACCGTGACTTACCGTTTTAATAAGAAAGGAAGATGTATAAATGGATAGAGAATTTGGTTGGAACGACGAAATAACCGAAGAGGGCGGAAATTATGAACCGCTCCCCGAGGGTGATTATGATTTTACAGTAGCAAAGGTTGAGCGTGCTCGCTCACAGGGTAAAGGTAAACTGCCACCATGCAATATGGCGAAAGTGACTTTTGATGTGTGGGGAGCAGATGACAAGCGAGAAATTACAGTTAATTTCGTACTGCACTCCTCGCTTGAATGGAAGCTGTCACAGCTCTTTTTGTCCGTGTCAATGAAAAAGCACGGCGAACCGCTCCGCATGGACTGGACAGGCATTATCGGCAAGAAAGGTAAATGTCAGGTTATCATCCGCAAATATGCCAAGAATGACGGCACAGAGGGCGTAACAAATGACATCAAGTATTTTTATGCATACGATGAGCAGGTGACAACGATATCGCCTGCCGTAGCACAGTCTGCACCTCAGCAGTATGTACAGCCTACATATCCGCCACAGTATAACACACAGCCTGCAACGCCAAATACTGCGATGCCGAATAACTGGACACCGGGTAGCTTTTAATGCAACTTCGACCGTATCAGAATGAAGCAAAGAATGCCGTTTTCTCCGAGTGGGAAAGCGGCAATTTAAAAACATTACTTGTCTTGCCTACAGGCTGTGGCAAGACGATAGTTTTTGCAAAAATCACCGAAGAATGTGTCCGTCGAGGTGACAGGGTGCTGATACTTGCCCACCGTGGAGAATTGCTCGACCAAGCGGCGGACAAAATCCAAAAAGCAACAGGGCTTAATTCGTCAGTCGAAAAAGCCGAGCAAAGTTGCATAGGTTCGTGGAACAGGGTTGTTGTAGGCTCTGTACAGACGCTTATGCGTGAGAAAAGGCTGTCAAACTTTGACAGCGATTATTTTGACACAATCATCATTGATGAAGCACATCACTCAATCAGCGACAGCTATCAGCGTGTGCTTGAGCATTTTGACAATGCAAAAGTGTTGGGTGTTACAGCAACACCCGACCGAGGAGATATGAAAAATTTAGGAACAGTATTTGATTCGCTTGCGTATGAATACACACTCCCTAAGGCTATCAAAGAGGGGTATCTGTCACCGATTAAAGCTGTGACAATACCGCTTACACTTGACCTTTCAGGAGTTGCCACACAGGCAGGAGATTTTAAAGCAAGTGATATTGACACGGCACTTGATCCGTATCTTTATCAGATTGCCGAGGAAATGAAAAAATACTGTAAGGACCGTAAAACTGTTGTGTTTTTACCACTTGTAAAAACATCGCAGAAATTTAAAGACATTTTGAACGAAAAAGGCTTTAAAGCGGCAGAGGTCAACGGTAACAGCGAGGACAGAGCAGAGATATTGCAGGACTTTGAAAACGATAAATACAATGTCTTGTGTAACTCAATGCTTTTAACCGAGGGTTGGGACTGCCCAAGTGTTGACTGCGTTGTTGTTTTAAGGCCCACAAAGGTTCGGGGGCTTTACTGCCAAATGGTCGGCAGAGGTACAAGACTTGCTCCAAACAAGACGGAGCTTTTGCTACTCGACTTTTTGTGGCACACCGAAAGACACGAACTTTGCAGACCTGCACATCTCATTTGCGACAATGAAGAAGTCGCACAAAAAATGACAGAAAACTTATCAGAACAGGCAGGCTGTCCGATTGACATTGAAGAAGCGGAGGAAAAAGCAAGTGAAGATGTTGTTGCTCAGCGTGAAGAGGCGCTTGCAAATCAGCTTGCGGAAATGCGAACACGCAAACGCAAACTTGTAGATCCGTTGCAGTACGAAATGTCAATTCAGGCGCAGGACCTTGCAGGATATGTTCCGGCATTCGGCTGGGAGTGTTCTCCGCCTACAGACAAACAGAAAGCAAAACTTGAAAAGCTCGGAATATTCCCCGATGAAATCCAGAGTGCCGGCAAAGCAAAACTTATTCTTGACAGGCTCGAAAAGCGAAGAATTGAGGGCTTAACCACACCTAAACAAATCCGTATGCTTGAAAGCAGAGGTTTTCAGCACGTGGGCAAATGGCAGTTTGACGAAGCGTCAGCTTTGATTTCAAGGATTGCCGCAAACGGTTGGAGAACTCCGAAAAACATTAACCCGAAAACATATGTACCGCAAAGCGAGGTGAATACGGTTGGACTTACTTAATGCACTTGAATACATCAGTCCGTCAGAGCTCGACTACCAAGACTGGGTAAATGTCGGAATGGCACTCAAACAAGAGGGGTACAGCGTAAGGGACTGGGACGATTGGAGCAGAGCAGACAGCCGATATCACAACGGTGAGTGTGAAAAGAAATGGCAGAGCTTTAACGGCTCTGCCTCACCTGTCACAGCAGGCACAATAGTCCAAATGGCAAAAGACAGAGGTATGACTTTCCGTGAATCGAAAGAACTCGGCTGGGATGATGAAATTGCTTTTGAACAGGGCGATATCGGAGTAACAGCCTGTGAGGGTGTAAAGTTTCACGAGCCTGCAAACTGGAATCCTGTGAATGAAATCGTAACCTACCTTGAAACCCTCTTTGACAGCTCCGAAAATGTTGGCTATGTAACCGAAACTTGGGAGAAGAACGATAACGGCAAGGTTAAATATCTGCCTACAAAGGGCAGTTGTGACCGTACAGCAGGTGAGCTTATTGCCGCACTTAATAACTGTGACGGCGATATCTCAAATGTATTTGGTGATTACAAACCCGAGGCAGGTGCGTGGATAAGGTTCAACCCATTGGACGGCAAGGGTGTTAAAAACGAGAATGTAACCGATTATCGTTACGCTCTCGTGGAATCTGACTGTATGGCTCTTGAAGAGCAGAATGCAATCATCAGAGAACTTGAATTGCCTGTTGCGGTGCTTGTTTATTCGGGCGGAAAATCAGTCCACGCTATTGTTAAGATTGATGCCGCAAACTATGACGAATACCGCAAAAGGGTTGATTATCTCTACAATGTATGCCATAAAAACGGCTTTGAAATCGACAAGCAGAACCGCAATCCGTCAAGGCTGAGCCGTATGCCCGGTGTTATCCGCAACGGCAAAAAGCAGTTTATCATTGACACAAACATCGGTAAATCAGACTTTGCCGAGTGGAAAGACTGGGTGGAAAGTATCAACGATGACTTACCCGACCTTGACAACCTTGCAGATTTTTTTGAAAATCCTCCTGAACTTGCTCCGCCTCTGATTGAGGGAGTATTGCGACAGGGGCATAAAATGCTCCTCGGCGGACCCTCAAAAGCAGGTAAGTCATTTGGTCTTATCGAATTGTGCATTGCAATTGCCGAGGGTACAGAATGGTTCGGCTTTAAGTGTGCACAGGGCAATGTCTTGTATGTAAATCTTGAGCTTGACCGTGCGTCCTGTTTTCACAGATTCAAGGATGTATATGAAGCACTTGGACTTGAACCAAAAAACTTAAACAGAATTGATATTTGGAACTTGCGTGGCAAGTCCGTGCCTATGGATAAGTTAGCGCCTATGCTCATACGCAGAGCTTTAAAAGGCAACTTTATAGCTGTTGTGATTGACCCGATATACAAGGTTATCACAGGTGATGAGAACAGTGCTGACCAAATGGCACACTTTTGCAACCAGTTTGATAAGGTGTGTACCGAAATCGGTTGTGCGGTAATCTACTGTCACCACCATTCAAAAGGTGCTCAGGGCGGAAAAAAGTCAATGGATAGAGTTTCGGGCTCGGGTGTTTTCGCTCGTGACCCTGACGCACTTCTTGACCTTACAAGACTTGAAATTAGCGATGATTTGATGAAACAGCAAAAGGATGAAAGAACCTGTAAAATCTGCAAAGACTGGATAGGTCGCTTCAACAAAATCAGCGAAGTGTGTTCGCAGGACGATTTGGTAATGGCAAATAATATGATTGACATCGCACGCAAAACGCTTCCTGAACAGTCTTTTAAGCTGATGATGTCAGATGTTGCCCGTGCCGAAAAAACCGTAAAAGGGATGTCAGCGTGGAGAATAGAGGGTACTCTGCGAGAGTTTCCGGCATTTGATGCACTTAACCTTTGGTTTGATTATCCGATACACAAATCAGATACAACAGGTGTGTTGAAAGACTGTAATTTTGAGGGCGATTTTAACATCAAAGGCTCGCCCTACAAAAAGAATTTCGGTAAGAAAAAAAGTGAATCGGAACGCAAAAAAGAACGCTCAGAATCTATTATGACAGCGTTTACTGCAGAAGAAAATAACGGTCAGGCAGATATAAATGACATTGCTACATATCTTGGAGTTACCGAAAAAACAGTCCGAAATCGACTAAAAGAACACGGCGGATTTTGGATTGACGGCGGTAAAACAGGATTGAGGGAAAAGGAAAAAGTCGAATAAATTTTCCCTTTCCGTCAAATTTGGAAGGAAAATTTTATCGAGAATTTCCTTTTCCGTGAGGGAAAATAAGGAAAATTTCCCGAGATTTTCCTTTTCTAAAAATGACGGAAAATGACTTTTTTCTCGAAATTTTCCGAGGGAAAGAAAAACCCTATATATATATTCTATATATATAGGAGTATTTCCGTTCCCTAAGGTCACAGGGGTGAAGTAGTTGTGCGAAGCTTACGCACAACAACTCCTTCCCCTGACCTGTGACTAAAAGCAAAATTTTAAAGTTAAGAAAGGAATGGTAAAAAATGGCAAAATGCAAATCGACTTCAAAAGATAAAAGATTGAAAATTGCTAAGGGAATGCCACCTTTGAGGCGAAAACTTCCAAATAAAAGTTACAGTTACAAAAACGATCAGGTAATGGATTGGATTTCTAAGCGACCGGCATTGATTGATTATGTGTTGGATAAGTTAGTAGCTAACGGATACATAGTTTATGACCCGAAATTAAAGTTGTGGTATGGAGTTGATTATTTTGAAGAAAATGAAGACTGAATTTTTTATGGCGATGATACCGCCGACCGTAACTGCACAGGAACATAAGGTTATGGTAAAAAACGGCAAACCTGTTTTTTACAATCCGCCCGAGGTGAAACAAGCAAGAGAAAAACTCACATCACATTTGGCAAAGTTTAAACCGTCAGAACCGTACAAGTCGGGTGTCAGGTTGATAACAAAGTGGTGCTTCCCTCGCGGTAAACATCAGGACGGCGAATATCGTATAACAAAACCTGACACGGACAATCTGCAAAAAATGCTAAAAGACTGTATGACCGCTCTCGGCTTTTGGTCTGATGACGCACTTGTTGCAAGTGAGATATGCGAAAAGTTTTGGGCGGATGTTCCGGGTATTTACATTGAGGTGGAAATGCTGTGAATATCTCGGAAGTTAAACGCAACCTTGAAAGAACTGTGCTGTACAATGGAGCAGAATACATTCTGAAAGGCTGTATCATCAGACGGAATACAACGGGTCGGTTTTACTATCAGGCAGAGCTTATGGACACCAAAGCCAAAAGCTCGTTGATTGTGACTGCACTTGATAAGATTGACGAAAGGAGAGAAAGCGTTGAAAGCAAGAATACCAGTTAAGCTGAAAAAGGAGGCTATGGCGGAGATTAACCGCCTTGCCGACAAAGAATATCAGAAAGTCAAGGACAAGGAAATTGCGGACGCCACAAGGCGAATTTTTAAGACTATCGTATTTGCCTTGCATAAGGATTTCGGCTTTGGTCGTGATAGATGTGCAAAGGCTTTGAAGTCGATGACTGAGATAATTGAACACTCCGACACTGACGAAGTCTTTTGGGAGCATATCGACAGGGTTGTCATCGACAAGCTGAAACTTGAATTTGACAAACGAGATTACACCGACAACGGAAAAGTTGTTAATTTTGAAGGAGACGAAGAAAATGATTGATTGTTCTAAAACTGAAAATTATTTTGCTGAAAAGCGAAGAATGACAAAAAGAACAGAGGGTGGAATATGTAAACTTAAATGTTCTAACTGTCCTTTGTGCAGTGAAAACAACGGTACATCTGAAAGTTTATCGTGTGGGTGTTTTGAAATGTATTATCCCGAAAAGGCGGTTAAGGCTGTGCAGGAATGGTCGGATGAACATCCGCCAAAGACATTTCTTACGGAGTTCTTGAAGAATTATCCGAACGCAGAGCTTGATTGTAAGGGAACACCTAAACGGATATGCCCACATGAGTTAGGACTGACGGACATAGATGATTGTGGCGATAACTGCGTTAAATGCTGGAATCAGCCTTTTCCAGAAGGGGAGGAATGAGATAAATGAGAGTTTACCAGTGTGATTGTTGTGAAAAAGTTATCTCGAATCCGCACAAAGTTAAAATGAAGGAATTCTATATAAGGATTGATACTGATTGCATCAGTGGGATTGCAATTCCTATCGAAAGCAAGGGAAGAATTAAAATACATCTATGTGATGAATGTTACAAAGGCTTAAATCTTATTGGTGAATTGGTGCCGAAAAAGGAGAGCGTAAAAGGCAATGACAAACTTTGAAAAAATCAAACAGATGTCAATTGACGAAATGGCTCGGAGTTGTATGAGTTTTTTCGACTGCCCGTATGGCACTCCGTATGTCGGTTGCCCTATGGAAGAGCGATTTAACGACAGTTGCATTGACTGTACAAAACATTGGCTTGAAAGTGAGGTAGAAGAATGAAAGTACATCATTGCATAGATGTTTGTTGTGGAGGCCGTATGTTTTACTTTAATAAACATAACCCAGATGTAGTCTTCATGGATAACCGTAAATTTACTGATACTCTTTGTGACGGTAGAGCGTTTGAAGTCAAACCTGATGTTGTGGCCGATTTCAGGAATATCCCTTTTAAAGATGATACGTTTAATTTAGTAGTATTTGACCCACCGCATCTAATCAAAGTAGGGGATAAATCTTGGTTGGCAAAAAAGTACGGTAAACTTAACCCACATACATATAAAGATGATTTATCTAAAGGGTTTAGGGAATGTTTCAGAATTTTGAAACCATATGGAATTTTGGTTTTTAAATGGAATGAAACAGATGTTAAAACTAACGAGATAATTAAATTATCACCAATACCTCCACTTTTGGGACATAAAAGTGGAAAATTGAGTAAAACACATTGGCTACTTTTTATGAAAAATGGTACTGAAAGTGAGGTAGAAGAATGAGAGGCATTAAAAATATTACCGTTAATTACGATAACGGCGAAATAGAAACCTTAAATAAAGGTGTAGTTGTTGGTTTTGATGAAATCGACAATGAAGAAGAAACTATCAAAGTCAGATATCGTATGTGCGATATTAAAGGCAAGGATTTGCATTTGATTGTAAACGCTGTTGTTGCGTTGGCGCAGGAACTTGGTATGCTTGACGAGGAGCGTGATATAGATTGACAGCGAAAGAGATTAAGGACATTAACAGAGAGATTTCACGGCTCAGGGCGAAAATGGCACGGATTCAGGCTGAGGCGGACAACACGGCGGTGACGCTGGGTGAACGAATTGTTCCGTCAGGTCAGACATCCGACAGAGTGGGCAATGCGGTGGTGCAGATTGCCGATATTCAGCGTGATATTCAGAACCTTGAAATCCGCAGAAACTCGGCTCTGAACAGCCTCTCACGGGACGATTTTGTGGAAAACTGCCTGTTTATGCACCTCGGCTTAAAATACAGCTGGGCGAAGATTGCAGTCGATACAGGCGGAATCAATACCCCCGACAACATAAGAAAAATGTGCAACCGCCACCATTGGTAAAATTGTCCGTTTTTCCGTTTTAGGTGCGGTATAATGTAAACTGAAGAAAGCAACAAAACGACATAGGCATTTATGTCCTCCTAAAATAAATTGCACAGACCGCTCTCGTTTGAGGGCGGTTTTGTGTTGTGAGGTGAAATTGATGTATAAAGACAAATGCGGTACAGGTTACGAAAATAGCACAAGAGCGATTTTTCAGGGTGCAGAAGAATATGACATCCCGATTATCAAGCCTACAAAAATTACTGAAAACAAATTCATTGGATTTAACGAAATTTTAAGCAGTAAGCAAAGTGATTGCGGAGTACATTTTTTCCTTGACGATTACCAGTTTCAGAGGTTGTGGAATACACCCGACAGGTACATTGAAAAGCTACAAAATTTTAATTGTGTGTTGTCGCCTGATTTCAGTCTTTACGCTGATTATCCAAAAGCGTTACAGATTTATAACCACTATCGCAAGCATTGGATAGGTGCATATTTACAACTCTACGGCATTGAGGTAATACCTACAATTTGTTGGAGTGATGAAAAGAGTTTTGAATGGTGTTTTGACGGCGAACCTATTGGCGGTACTGTTGCCGTGTCAAGTGTCGGCACACAGAAAAACAAGATTGCCAAAGAAATGTTTTTGAAAGGTTACAAAGAAATGATTGAACGCTTACAGCCTGAAACAATTATCTTCTACGGCAGAGTCCCCGAAGAATGTAAGGGAAACATCATCAACATCAAATCGTTTCAGGAAAAATTCAAAAGGGTGTTATAATGGGCGGAAGAGGCTCTTCAAGCGGTATAAGTGATAGGGGCAAGAAGTACGGTACAGAATATCACACAGTTGCTCAATTTGGTGAAATAAAAGTAATTCGTATGAATGGTAATACTTCGATAAAAGCTCCTATGGAAACTATGACAAAAAATAGAGTGTATGCTACTCTTGACAAACAGAGCAACATCAAAAGTGTTACTTTTTATGACAACTACGGCGAAAGAATAAAACAAATTGACGTTAAAGGTAGACCTCATAATGGAATGATGCCACATACCCATTTGGGCTATGAACATAATGAAATTGGAGATCGTCAATTGACTGATAAAGAACAGAAATATGTAAGTGTATTATTGAATAAATGGGAAAGAAAAAGAAAACACTTGAATATTTAGAAATTTATTGATATAATATTATAAACGCAGGGGATAGTTTAAATAGGAAAACAGTTTTTACAGATTCCGGTGCAACTCCGGAAACCTGTGTTTAAAGACAGTACAGAAATGTGCTGTCTTTTCTTTTGCTGATTTTTAGAAAGGGCGGTGATACCGTGAAAGACAAATTAAATGCAAGGCAGAGGAAGTTTGCTGAATATTATACACAAAGCGGTAACGCCGCTGAGAGTGCTGTTAAGGCAGGATATTCCGCAAAATATGCTAATACCAATGCTTCAAAATTACTACAAAATACTACAATCGCAAATTATATCAAAGAGCTTTCAGAAAAGCTTAAAGACGAACGCATAATGACCGCAAAGGATAGACAAGTGCTACTTTCTGATATTGCGAGAGATGACGAAAACGAACCTAACGACCGCATAAAGGCAGTTGATACACTTAATAAAATGACGGGAGAATATACTGTCAAGGTTGACGCAAAGGTTGAGCAATCCGAAAAGCTCTCTGATGTGTTCAGACAGTTAGGCGGTGAGGGCTTGAGTGAGTAGCTTTCCTTTGTCGCAAAAATACATTGACTTCATCAACACAACGAATGTGTCAGCTGAATTTCTTGAAGGCACGACAGCCTCGGGAAAAACAACAGTCGGGGCAGGCGTTAAGTTTATGCGAATGGTGTCGCAGTCGCCGAAGAAGCTTCACGCAATTGCCGCCAAGACAACTGGTAAAGCCGAAGAAACCATTATTCAACAGGACAACGGTATTCTCGACTTGCACCGCAACGCTGTCTATTGTGGTAACGGCGACAAGGACTACAAGCTCCCGCATATCAAGTTTGAGGGCAAAATTATCTATATTCTCGGTTACAGCAGTCGGGATAAGTGGGAAATGGTTCTCGGTGCGCAGTTTGGGTGCGTTTATATTGACGAAATCAACACCGCCGATATCGAGTTTATCCGAGAGATGTCAACCCGTAATGACTATATGCTTGCAACGCTGAATCCCGATGATCCGAGCCTGCCTGTGTATAAGGAGTTTGTCAACCGCTCCCGTCCTTTTAAAAAATATGAAAACGATGTTCCTCCCGAGATTACGGCGGAGCTTACCGAAGAACCTGTACCGAATTGGCGGTATTGGTTCTTTTCTTTTGCCGACAATTTAAGTCTTACACCCGAACAGATTGAAAAGAAAAAGAACTCTGCACCGAAAGGTACAAAGCTCTATAAAAATAAAATCTTAGGTTTGCGAGGCAGAGCAACAGGTCTTGTGTTCCCGAATTTTGAGAGGGCAAGACATATCAAATCAAAAGAGTGGGCAGGAAAGTTTTTGAACTGTAACCGCAAGTCGGAACACTTTGTTCAGTTCACCGCAGGTCTTGATACCGCCTATTCGCAGAAGTCGCCTGACACTATCGCAATGACATTTTACGGCATTACCAATCACGGCAAGTGTGTTCAGCTTGATGAAAGAGTTTATAACAACGCTGAAATGCAAACGCCTATTGCCCCGAGTGACACGGTGAAGAATTTTATTGATTTTCTTGACCGCAACCGTGATGAATGGGGCTTTGCACGCACGGCTTTTATTGACAGTGCCGACCAAGCGACTATTACCGAATTTCAAAAGTATAAGCGACAGCACGGCTGTGTCTATGACTTTGCAAATGCATGGAAGAAAACGAGGATTATCGACCGAATCAATCTTGTACTAGGCTGGTTTGCCACCGACTGTTATTTTGTGCTTGAACATTGTAAAAGCACGATTGCTGAGTTTGAAATTTACAGCTGGCGAGAGGATAAAGACAACACACCCGAGGACGGTCACGACCATTGCATTAACAGCGGTCAATATGCGTGGTTGCCGTTTAAAGGGCAGATTGGCACAGATATTGTAATTGACAAAAATGCAGGCACCGTGATAGAATAAACACGATACCTGCATTAAACGGTAGGCGGTTCTCCTCATAAGAGGAGGTGATAACCATGACAATTTCCGATGTATGTTTACTCGGCACTTTAATCGTCAGCGTTATCGCTCTTTGTTACCAAGTCTTTGGCAACAAAAAGTAATTTTGTTTCTTCGTACATATATGTACACTTAAATAAAAAAGAAACTAACCGCCCGAAATTCGACCCTCTGGCGGTTAGTTCCTAACTACACTGGGGAGAACCGCTTATCGCAGGTATCCCTCTTCTATAATTATATTAAACCAAATAAAGATAAATGTCAAGCATTCCGTTTTAGGAGTGCTTTTTTATTTGCAATGGAAGTGAAATAAATGGGGCTGATTAACAGAATGGCTGAATCTATCAGATCGGGAATTAAAAACTTTTTGCAGATTACTCCTGCAAGCGACAAAACAATTACCGTCACCGAAACAAGCAATCATCTGACCGAGTGCTTTATCAATCGCATTTGGTATTGGGGCAACAGCAGACAGCTTGCGGAGCTGTACAGGCAGATTGATACAAACAAAACTATGTTTTGGGCGGCAAAAAGCACAAAGGGGCTTGAAATCCGTAAAATACACACGGGTTTGCCGGCACTCATCTGCGAAACGCTTGTGAATATCGTAATTGCCGACTACAACGGCACAGATGTTACAAGCAAAAATTCAACCGCTTATGCAGAGCGTTGGGAAGACATTGAAAAGCAGAACAAATTGTCCGACACGGTTAAGCAAATGCTCCGTGACCTATGTGTTGTCGGTGACGGTGCTTTTAAGGTCAGCTTTGACACGGCTGTATCAGATGTTCCGATTGTTGAATGGTATCCTGCCGAAAATATCGACTTTACATATGTGCGCGGCAGAATCCGAGAGGTTAAGTTTTACACCGATTACACGCAAAAACACCGCCGTTACCGTTTTGAAGAAACATACGGTTACGGCTATATTCACTATGCTTTGTACGATGACAACGGCAAAGAGATTGACCTGCACACGGTTGACGCTCTTTCGTGGATTGATTCAAAGGGCGTTACATTTGACGAATCATATATGTGGGCTGTACCTGTCCTTTACGGCAAATCGTGCCACAAGGGCAGAGGTGCGGGCATTATCGGCATAAAAACAGACGCTTTCGACAGCCTTGATGAAGTGTGGTCACAGTGGATGGACGCACTCAGAGCCTGCCGAACAAAGCAGTATGTGCCTGGTTGCCTTGTTCCGAGAAATCCCGAAACCTGTCAGCCGATGTCGCCAAATCCGTTTGACAACCGATTTATCACCGTGGGCAACGATATGTCTGAAAACGGCAACGGCAACAGGATTTACACCGAAAGTCCGCAGATTCAGCACGAAAGCTATTTGAGTTCATACATTACTGCCCTCGACCTCTGCTTACAGGGTATTATATCGCCGTCAACTCTCGGCATTGATACGAAGAAGCTTGATAATGCAGACGCTCAGCGCGAAAAGGAAAAGACAACCCTTTACACAAGGCAGAACCTTGTGAAAATTACGCAGAACGCACTTCAAAGCCTTGTTGCAGTTGTACTCAATGCAGACGGTGAACTTAACGGCAATGGTATTGTTGAGGGCTTGGATGTGTCCGTAAACTTCGGCGAATATGCAAATCCGAGCTTTGAAAGTCAGGTTGAAACCGTGTCAAAAGCAAGACAGGGCGGTTTGATGTCAGTTGAAACCTCGGTTAACGAGCTTTACGGCGACAGCAAGTCGGAGGATTGGAAAGCCGAAGAGGTGCAGAGAATTAAGGAAGAACAGGGCATTGCAGGCGAAGAAGAAAAATCGGAGCTTGACGATGTGGACCTTACCGACACAGAAGAACCTGACAATAACGCAGATGATGAAGAAAATGCGGAAAATAATGCAGAAAAAACCGAAAGCAATCCCGAACAGAACGATACACAGGTAAAGAATGAGTGATTACAATATCAGAGAAGCCTTTGAAAAAATCGAAGATGAACTGATTGACAGCATGATGAGAAATTTCAGCCGTCACAGAGCCGAAGAAACCAAAGAGGGTTACAACTGGACACAATGGCAGGCTGAACAGCTCAAAAGTCTTGAAGAGTACCGCAAGCACAACGCAAAGAAATTCGGCAAGCGTTTCAAAACCATTAACAGCAAGGTTGAAGAGATGATTCGCACCGCCAAAGCTGACGGAAATGCAAGTCAGGAGGCAGAAATTCTTGAAGCTGTCAAGGACGGCTTCAAAGCCCCGAAAAAGCCGTCAGCACACAGCACAGCCGAGTTTTTTAAGGTGAATGACCGTAAACTTGACGCACTCATAAAATCGACCACAGACGATTTAAAGAGGGCAGAAACGGCAGTTTTGCGTATGAGCAACGACAAGTACCGCAAGGCGATTTTTAACGCACAGGTTGCAATGAACACGGGTGCGGTTACATACGAAAAAGCCGTTGATATGGCTTGTAAAGATATGCTCAACGCAGGTCTTAATTGTGTGGAATACAAAAACGGTGCAAGGCACACGCTCTCTGATTATGCGGATATGGCGGTTAAAACAGCCAACAAAAGAGCCTATCTGCGTGGTGAGGGCGAAAAGCGAGCCGAATGGGGAGTATCCCTCGTTGTTGTGAACTCGAGACAGGGCGGTTGCCCCGATTGTGCAAAATATATCGGCAAGGTGTTTATTGACGATGTTTATTCAAACGGCAAAAAGTCAGACGGAAACTATCCGCTTCTCTCAACCGCAATCAAGAACGGTTTGTTTCATCCGAGATGTAAGGACAGCACAAGTACATATTATCCCGAACTTGATGATTTGGACGCACCGTTGTCTGAAGATGAAATCAAAGAGCTTGACCGTCAGCGAGGAATTGAGGAAAAACAGCAGTATGCACAGCGTCAGGCAGAACGCTTTGACCGCCGTGCTGAATACAGCCTTGATGAGGACAATAAACGAATAGCCCAAACCCGAGCCGATGAGTGGCACGATAGGGCTGATATGCTTGAAGAAAAGGCGAAAAAAGCAGGGAATAGTTTGCCTGAATCTGTTGCAAAATCTCAAAAAACTGTTATAATGAAATCAGGAAGTGATGTTGTGGCTCTTGAAAATCAGCGTTATGGACGCAATAAAAGTACGCTTGTTAATAAAACTTATGTTGACAGCGGCGAATATAAACGCAAGTATGATAGTGCTACTGATAATAAAGAAGTCAACAAGTCACTTTACGATTGTGCTAAAAAAGCATTAAAACACAGAAGCGGAACGGCTTTTGAGGATATGTATTGGATTGACGGTGAAACAGGAAGAGTTATGTTATCTGTAACCGACAGTGCTGATGAACGAACAATAACATATACCGATAGAATAAAGAAATGTATTCAGACAAATAATAATGTTGTAACAATTCATACACACCCAAGTAGTATGCCACCAAGCATTGAAGACTTTAATTCCTGTGCTAATAACGGATATGCTAAATGTTTTGTGGCTTGTCACAATGGCGTACTTTACGGGTATCACTCCAATGAAATGATTAACCCAAAGCTTTATAATTTGTACATTCAAAAATATATGAATGGCGGTTTTTCTGAAATGGAAGCTCAAGTAAAAACTATTAAAAAATTATCACAGTCATTTGATATTAATTTTTGGGAGGTGTCTTATAATGGCTGATAAGAAGTATTTCATTGATGATAGAATTATTATTCCTGATGAAATAAAAAATATGACAAATGAAGAAATAGATGCCGAAATAAAAAGACTTGAATCAGAAATTATGATTGTGAAAAACGAGAAGATAAAACGAACACAAAGAGAAACAGCATAAATCTTAACCGCTCCGTAAAAAGGGCGGTTTTGTTGTTTAACTTGCCGAGAATATGTTCAGAGTAAGAAAAACGGCTTGTTTACGGCATTATTTAACTTGCCTGCAACTTGCCAAAGCAAAACTTAATACATCAAATCAGCACTTTGAGAAATCAGAGTGCTTTTTTATTGCATTTAAACCCGTCGATTTCGACCGGTTTAGAAAGGTGGTGACAGAATGAAAATCAGAGTAACAACAGCATTTAATGACAGGCAGAACGGCTATGTAACCCGACATGTGAATGAAGTTTTTGAATGCTCCGAGCAGAGAGCAAAGGAACTCATTGACGGCGGTTTTGCAGAAGAGGTCAAGTCTGACGCTCCCAAAAAGCCGAGAACCAAAGCAGTTAAAACAGAAAAAACAGAAAAAGCGGATTAAGCACTTTACGAATATGTAAGGTGCTTTTTTATTGTCCGAAGACATTAAACTACGGGAGACACCGTGCAAAACTGAAACAGAGAGACACTCTATAAACTGATTACGGGAGACACCCGAAAAACTGAAAGGATATGAAAAAATGGCAGAACCAAATCCAACACCAACCCCCAATGAACCGACACCTGCACCGCAGGGAACACCGCAGGGAAACGCTCCTGCCTTTGATTATGACAAGCTCGCAAGCCTTATTACAGGCAAACAGAGCGTGACAGAGGACACCGTTTTGAAGTCATATTTTAAGGAGCAGGGATTGTCAGCCGATGAGATGAAAGAGGCTATCGGTGCTTTTAAAAAGCAGAAAGCCAAGAACACTCCCGACTTTGCAAAAATGCAGTCGGAAGTTGAATCTGCAAACAACGCAAAGCTTATGGCAGAAGTCAACCAGTCGGCAACCCTTGAAGCCGTAAAACAGGGCGTTGACGTTGCAACCGTTCCGTATGTGCTTAAAATTGCAGACTTTTCAAAGGCTGTGACAGACGGCAAGGTCAATGCGGAAAAGCTGACAGAGGCTGTTAAAAAGGTGCTTGACGATATTCCCGCACTCAAGGGCAAACCTGCCGAGAACGGCACAGGAGTTAAGAAAATCGGCGGTGACGGCAACAGCGACAAAAATTTAACAGAAGATGCCTTAAGAGGAATTTTCGGCATCAAATCGAAAAAGTAAGAAAAGAGGTAAATAATTATGGCAGTATTAGAATACGCAACTATTTTCAGTAATGTATTAAGAGAATTGTATGGTCAGGCCCTTACTTGTGATGACCTTTACCACTCAAACTCTGACATTCAGATTATCAACGGTAAGGATATTAAAATCCCAAAACTCTCGGTCAGCGGTTATAAAGACCATACACGAGGTGCAGGCGGTTTTAATTCGGGTACATATTCAAACGGTTACGAAACCAAAACCCTTGACCACGACAGAGATATTGAGTTTGCTATCGACCCTATTGATGTTGACGAAACAAATATGGTAGTAACTATCGCAAATATTCAGACACGCTTTGAAAAAACACAGGCTATACCTGAACTCGACTGTTATACTTACAGCAAGCTTTATACAGAAGCTAAGCGAGTTGGTGCAACAGTAAAAACTACTGCATTAACTGCGGCGAATGTGCTTGCAGATTTTGACGATAACCTTGAGGCTTTTGCCGAAGCAGGTGTACCGCTCGACAGGGTTATTCTTTATGCGACACCACAGTACAAAAAGCTTTTGAAGAATGCAGAGGGTATTCAGAGAACACTTGAAATCAGTTCCGCAAAGGGCATTGACCGCCGTGTTCGTTCCGTTGATGATATTGATAAGATTGTAGAAGTGCCAAGCTCAAGAATGAAGTCTTTGTTTGATTTTACAAACGGTTGTGTTGCTGACAGCTCAGCTAAGCAGATTGACTATATTCTTATTGACCCGGAAGCACAGGTGTCAAGAGTTAAGTATTCATATATCAATGTCTATACTCCGGGTTCTGACAGCCGAACAGCTGATAATTATATATATCAGAACAGAAAAGTTAATGGTACTTTTGCCATTGACGAACTTATGAAGCAGGGCGTAATCATTCATGCCGAGGCTTAAAGCGAGGTGAGAAAAAATGAAAGCAATCAAAGACAATAAGTCATATACAGTCAACACAGACGAGGAAGCTAAGACTTATGTATCCCGTGGTTATGATATTCAGGATGACAACGGCAAAATCAAAGAATATGGATTAGGCAAGCAAATTTCTGTTGATGATTACAATACTTTGAAGAAAGAAAATTCAAAGCTCAAAGCCGAAAACAAAAAACTTAAAGAGAGTACCAAGTCAGACACAAAGGAGTAAATCTATGTATGCCGATTACATTGAACATCAGGGCGGAGATGAAAACAGCATTATCTCTGCCGAACACATTGATGTTCTGACTTTTAACCGCATTGATTTTGAAAAACTTTCGGAAATGCAGAAGAGAATCATCAGCAGAGTGCATAGCAGACTTACTGCTTTTGAAGAAGAAAATGCCGATATGATTTCTTCCTATCTGAAAAGCTATTCAATCAACGGTACATCAATGGAATTTGGTGCAAGCTGGAACTTAATGTGCATCAGCGGAGTGGCAATTCCTGCCGACCTCTATGCATTGCTAAAATCAACGGGACTTTGTTATCCTGCAATCTGAAAGGTGCGTGAAAACCGTGAAATTTCCGTCACTTGTAAAAAAGCAGTTCTGCAAAACTCCTGTCGAGGTCACAATCTACGGTGAGGGAATAACCGAGGACGGCTCTCCTGTTATCGCATTTGAGTGCAAAAACCTGTATCCCTCCGAAAATCTTTATCCGTCAAATCTCCGCTGCGGAGGCAATGCTGTATGCAATGTGCAGTCAAAGGCAAAGACGGTCTATACCAAAGAGCAGAAAATTGTTCGGGTGTCGGCTGTCTTGCTTTTTGACGGCGACATTGCTCCCGACAGCCCCACTTTAAGCGGTGGCTTTGTAATCCTTGACGGCATAAAACGAAACATCGTACAAGGTACAAAACACCGCAACCCCGACGGCAAAGTTAATTTTACGGAATTGGATGTGATTTAATGGGATTTTCGGTATCATCAAAAATCAAACTCAATATGCCTGTTGTAAAACAGCTTGACAAGGCAAAGCAACAGGCTCTTGAACAGACAGGTGACGCACTTCTTACACAGGTAAAAAACACGCAGGTAATGCCGTTTGATACGGGTAATCTTCAGAACGAAAACACCTTTGAAGATTGTGCGCAGAGTTGGAACGGCACGGTGAAAATCGTGTCAAGCACTCCGTATGCAAGGCGGTTGTATTTTCATCCCGAGTATAATTTCAGCCGTAAGGAAAACATTGCCGCCGGCGGTAAATGGTTCTCACCGTGGCTTGAGGGCGGTACACGGCAGAATTTTTGCAGTCGGGCATTTGTGAGATTATACAGAAAGGAAGCAGGACTTTGATTTACTTATCGGACATCAGAGATTGGCTCAAAAGCGTTACCTCAGCCGAGCATTATTATATCGGCAAACTTGACAACAAGCAGGACAGGTCAATCGGTGTGTATTCATTAAAGCAGTCGGGAACACCCACAAGGGCAATCGGCGGTGAAAGTACCTACGATACAATAAGCGTGTCTTTGCTTATCCATTACACCGACAACGCAAGAGAAACCGAGGAGTTTGCACGCAGACTTTACGAAACGCTTTACGGCATTAAAAATGTTGAAATTAAGGAACACAAAATCTATATAATCGAACTGCTCACGGAAGAACCCGTTGATGTGGGAACAGACGACAAGGGTGTGTATGAGCAGGTCATTGAAGTTAAATTTTATTACGAAAGGAAGTAATTTTATGGCAAAAGTTGAATCGGGAGTATTCCCGTGCTATGAAAATCAGTTTGCGGTTGGCAAGGCAGGAACAGAATCCGCCACGACAAATATTGCTAACTGCGAAGAATTTTCCGTTGCATTTGACAACGGTGTCGAGGAATGGACAGCCTTTGAAAACGAGGGCTGGAAGTCAAGGCTTATGACAGCAAAATCAATCACAATTTCAGTAAAGGGCAAGCGTACAATCGGTGACGCAGGTAACGACCAGATTGCCGCATTGTCATTTGAAAACGGCAGAAAGACAGAAGTTTCGTTTATGTGGACCTTCCCCAACGGTGCTACCGTCCTCTTTAAAAATGCAGTTGTATCCGTTACATCAAACGGTGCAGGCGCAAGTACGGGTGTTGCTCCGCTTGAATTTGAAGTTATGTCAAACGGCAAACCCGTATATACAGCAGCCGCTTAAAAAACGAAAGGAATGAACGATTATGTCAAAGTTAATTGATATTACAGACAAGCTTAATTTTGAGGAAAAGCCGAGTGTCAGAGTTAAAAATGTTGACCTTGCAATCAACAATGACGCAGTTTCAATGCTCAAAGTTGCGGCACTTTTTGAGGACGGCAACGGTAAAAGTAAAGATGTTATCGAAATGTATCATCTTCTTTTTGATGAATCCGAGAGAGAAAAGATTGAAAAGTTAAAGCTGAATATGCACGATTTCAACGCCCTTATCAGCGAATCTGCCAAAATTGTACAGGGCGATTTGACTGACGAGGGGGAAGCTCAGACCCCGGCTACGACCTGATTGATGACTTTGATTTAATCGTGTCGAGCTTTCGCTCGGAGTACGGGGTCAGCATTTATTCAAAGGATTTTGCTAAAATGAGTTGGAATGAGTTCTGCTCACTTCTGCAAGGCTTAGGACCCGAAACACCGCTTGCAAGAACGGTTCAAATTCGCCTTGAAACCGACAAAGAGGTCTTGAAAAACTTTACTTCGTCACAGCATAAAATCCGCAACAAATGGCGGTCAAGGAATATAAAGCACTATTCAGACGAAGATATGAACACCGTTCTTGCAGAATTTCAAAACTTCTTCGCTAATCTGTAAATTTGTACATAATTTTCGCTGTATCTACAAAATTCTTGACAATGCTAATATATAGTGATAAAATGTAACATACACTAACAAATTTATTAAGGAGAGTGTATGTTTATGAAATGTCCACATTGCGGAAACGAATTAAAGGACGATGCAAAATTTTGCGACAAGTGCGGTGCAGGCTTTGGCGGAAACGATTCAACCTCGGCAACCGTAAATCCTGCAAATGCAAAGAAGAAAATTTACAAGCGTTGGTATTTTTGGGTTATTATCGTTGTTGCTATTATGATTGTTGGCGGTGTAAACGGTGCAATTAACGGTAACAGCAGCTCAAACAAATCAAAGCAGGAAACTACTGTTGCAAATCAGAGTTCAGAAAAAGCAACTGAAAAAGCGACAGAAGCACCGACCACAAAAGAAGTTGCAACAGAAAAGCCTACTAAAGACCCGAAGAAGGTTGAAAAAGAATTTAAAGACGGTTGCAAAACAATCGACTTTAAAACTCTTTCAAGAAACCCTGACAAGTACAAAGGTAATGACTACAAGTTTGAAGGTCAGATTATTCAGGTTCAGGAAGGCTGGGGCGATTCGGTTGACCTGAGAATCAATATAACCAAAGAAGAAAATGAGTATCTTGATGAACCATTGTGGACTGATACAATCTACGCAACTGTAGAAATTCCTGATGGTGCGGACAAACTCCTTGAAGATGATGTAATCACATTCTGGGGAACTTGTGACGGCGACTATACATATGAAACCGTAATGGGCAACAATGTGTCACTTCCGAAAATCGACATCAAATACTACGAACTCAACAAATAAAACAAAAAGCCACTCCAAACGGGGTGGCTATTCTTCTGCAATTTTTTTAAGCGTACATCATAACGGTGTGCGCTGTTTTTATGCCTGTTTTTAAAAAATCTAAAATGAAAGGAAGTGGTGAATATGGCGACAAAGGCGGGTGAAATTGAGCTTGATGTCAAGCTGACAGGTGATGATATTTCCAAAACATTGCATAAGATTTCCGATTCAATTACAAAAAAGTTTGATTCGGCATTTTCAAGTCTTTCAAAAGATTTTGAAAATGTAAGCACGGATATGAAACAATCTTTTTCTAAGGTTGCGGAGGGTGTTTCTCAGAAAACCGAGAAAGAGTTTTCAAACATCAAAGGCAGCGGTGAGCAGTTAAGCAATTCGGTTTCATCTTCGTTTAAGAAAATCGGTGCGGCTGTGGTTGCCGCCTTTTCCGTTGCCAAAATCAAGGAGTTCGGTCAGCAGTGCATTGAATCGGCTGCGGAAGTCAATGCGGCAAATTCACAGTTTGAGCAGACATTCGGCACAATGCAGTCGCAGGCAGAATCAGCCATTCAGAGCGTTGCCGATCAAAGCGGTATTCTTGAAACCCGATTACAGGGTGTCGGCACAAGCATTTATGCCTTTGCAAAAACTACGGGTATGGACAGTTCAAGTGCTTTGGGAATGATGCAGGAGGCTTTACAGGTAACAGCCGACAGTGCCGCATATTACGACCGTTCGCTTGAAGACACCGCAGAAAGCCTGAAATCATTCCTCAAAGGTAACTTTGAAAATGACGCCGCACTCGGTTTGTCCTGTACTGAAACCACACGAAATGCGGCGGCTAATAAGCTGTATGGCAAGTCATTTACGGATTTGTCGGAATCGCAGAAACAGCTCACGCTTTTGCAAATGGTTAAGGACGCTAATCAGCTTTCGGGTGCTATGGGACAGGCAAGCCGTGAAGCAGACGGTTGGGAGAATGTAACGGGCAACCTCAGAGAAAGTTGGAAACAGCTCCTTGCCGTAGTCGGTCAGCCTATTCTTCAGGTGGCAACTCAGGTTGTAAAGCGGTTGAGTTCCGCACTTGCGACTTTAACGGAATATGCCAAAGGTGCGGTTGAATCGCTTTCAAAGGTCTTTGGCTGGGATACAGGCAACAACACCGCAAGCAATATCAAATCTGCGTCCGATTCTGCCAAAAGCCTTACGGATACGGCAGATGACAGTTCAAAGTCACTTGATAATGTTCAGAAAAGTTCCGAAAAAGCAAAGAGAAGTGTTGCGGGCTTTGATAAGCTGAATGTGCTTTCAAGCTCTGACAGCTCATCTTCAAAGTCAGACACCTCTTCATCAAAAAGCTCTTCAGGTGGTTCATCGGGCGGAGCTGTTGCAAAGAATGTTGTCAAGGACACAAGCAAAAATCTTTCGGGTGCATTCAAAAATCTATACGAAAAAAGCGGATTCAAAGGCTTTGTCGAGAATGTACAGAAAGGTATTAACAAGGTTGATTGGTCAGCTATAGGCAAGAACTGCAAGACTGTTTTTGATAATGCTGTTCCTATAGTTCAAAAGGCATTCGGCACAATGCAAAAGGTCGGTTCTGCAAAACTCGGGGCAATCGGTTCTGCATTCGGAGCGGTTGCGACAATCGGCGGAAAGTCGTTTCAGACCATTTCAGGCGGTGTTGCAAAGTGGATTTCAAAAGACAGGGAAAAGATTATCGGCTTTATCGACACCATAGGCAACAATCTTACAAACGGCTATAACAACCTTTCAATCTTTTTTGATAATTTCGGTACACTTGCAGGCAATGCAATTGACAATGTTCGCCCTCAAATGGAAGAATCAATTTCCAATCTTTTAAGCGGTCTTACAACCTTTGCGGGCTCAGTCGGCGAAGTCGTTTCGGGTGCGTTTTCAACTGCAACCGAAAGCCTTGTGGAATGGACTGAAAATGACGGTGCAACAATCACTGAATTTCTCGAAAATTTACAATTGCAGTTTGCAGATGTGTTTAACTTTATCGGTCAAATTTTCGGAGATATCGGAACAATTATCAGTAATTGGTGGAACGGCAACGGACAGCAGATTTTTCAGAATGTCTGCAATATGTTTACCAATATCGGCACAACCCTTATGAATGTTTACAATCAATGGATAAAGCCTGCGTGGGATTTTATCGTAGCAATCGTAAAATCAGCTTGGGAAAACTGGCTGAAGCCTGTTTTTGAAGGTGCAATAAATTTCTTCGGCAAGGTTGCAGACTGCGTTTCAACTGTGTGGAATAACTTCCTGTCACCGTTTATAAACTGGCTTGTCAGCTTTTGGGGACCTATATTTCAGAATGTTTTCAATGCCGTAAAAAGAGTGTTTGATAATGTGTTTACATTTATCGGTGAGTTGGTTACCTCTATACAGAAAACATTCGGCGGTCTTCTTGACTTCATCACAGGTGTTTTCTCAGGCGATTGGAACAAAGCATGGCAGGGCATCTATGACTTCTTCAAAGGTATTTGGGACGGCATTTGTGCCGTGTTTAAGTTCATTATAAACGCAATCATTGACGGCATAAATGCGTTGTGGACGGGTATTTATAACTTTGTTTCGGGCGTTGTTAATTCAATCGGCGGATTAGCCGGTATTATCGGAGCGGCTTTTGGACAGGATTGGAGCTTTTCAATGCCTGAAAATCCGCCTCTCATTCCGAGATTTGAAGAACCCACGGAATCACCGGCACGAAAATTTGCAAAAGGCGGTATTGTTAAAGCTCCGACACTTGCTGTTGTCGGCGATAACGCAGGTGCTAACAGCGGCAATCCTGAGGTTATTTCTCCGCTCAACAAGTTGCAGGGTATGCTCGACAATTCGGGCGGTCAGGATACCGTGATTCTTACGCAAATTCTTGACCTGCTTAAACGCATTTATGAAATGTTCATTATCTTCCGCAATAACGGCGGCAACACTTATTTGTTTACGGCAGAACTTGAGGGTTCAACGCTTTTTGAAGAAATGATAAGGCAGGATGAGCTTTACAGACGCAGACACAACGGTAAATCCGCATTTGCATAAAGGGGGAATGATATGTCAAATTATAACGGCTATTTGCTTAAATTCGGCAACAACATCATGCCAAATAAGTACATTAACGCATTTTCGTCAACTCCGAATCAGCGACTTGAAACTTCTGCGGAACGAGATCAGATAGGTACACTTCAAAGGGCAACGCTGCCAAATTACAAAACAAAAATTTCGTTTTCAACTCACATTCTTCATCTTAACGAAAAGATTGATTTTCAGTCGATTATCAACCTCTCAATGGCGAATAAATTACAGAGAAAGTGCAGGGTAACTTATTGGAACGATGAAACGAACAGCTATTACACCTCTTATTTTTATATTCCTGATATTGAATATACCGTAATGAATGCCGAAAAAAGTGATATAACCTATCAGCCGATTACGGTTGAGCTGATTGAGTATTAAGGGGTGATTCTTAAAAATGCTTGTATCTAAAGAAATTGCTGATAAGCTGAAAACAAACACACTTTACAATACTGTTGCCCTGCATTCTCCTGACGGCAGTTTTGAGGATATAACCGGCGAAAGTATCGTGCTTGACAGCTTTTCGCTTGAAAATGAAATCGTTGAAAAAGAATTGAAATTCGGCGGTTGCATAGCCTCTGCAATGAGCGTGAAACTCATTGATTATGATTGCTCGGCTTTGATAGGAAAGACGGTACAGGTCATCATAACGGCAACATATCTTGAATCGGAGCTGTATCCGTCAGATGATTTGTACCCGTCAAATACTCTTATTTGTCCTGCCGAAACAGGAACGGTTGAATGTCCTGTTTTCTACGGTAAAATTCAGTCGGCTCAAAGAGATAAAAAACAGCGTAACATCGTCAAAATCACAGCCTATGACGCTTTTTATGATATGTCAAAGGTGGATGTGTCTTTGTGGTTTGCAGGCAAAGAGAACGAGGACGGCAGTTTTGGTTATGGTTATGCTCACTATGCAAAAGACGAAACTTTTATGCATCTATACAGCGCCCTTTATGATAAGTGGGAAGATTACGGTGTGAAGGCTGTTTCATACTTGCCGAAACTTGATATTTTAAGTTTGCCTCTTAATTTTGATGATGCCTGCGTGGAAAAGGTTATAAAGAATATTTCCCTATCAGATTTAATTCAGGCTTATGCGGAATTATCCTTGTGTTTTGCGATGATTGACCCTAAATACGGGTATCTTAAATTTTTATCGCTCTACGGCGAAAAGTCGGCAGATACCGTTGATTCATACAAGGACCTGTCTTTTGAGGATTACGAACTTGAACCTATCCGTATGTACAGTGCTAAGTTTGCCGATAAAAAAACATATTTGTATGGCAGCAGTAACGATTTTTCGTGGTATGTTTCCGATAATATTTTGATGAGGTGCAGAACAACAGCAAGTGATATCGGTGCTAAATATAATTCTGCTAATTTTTTTGGCAGTGTATATAAATACCGCCCGACAAAAATTAAGCTGTTTTCGTATTGGTGGCTTGAGGCAGGCGATAAGTACACAATTAAAACTCCGTTTAAGGATTTGCCGACAATCGAAACATTTGTGTTCAATAAGAAAATGGACGGATTTATAACTACCCTCACATCAAAGGGTGAAAAGCGATTAGGAAAGGAAATAAACGATTAGGAAAGGAAATAAAAGAGAATGAACAAATACAATAAAATCGGCTTTGTGAACGGCTCTGCTCCTGCTCTCAATGCCGACAACCTCAACCATATGGACGAGGGGATTGAACGGGCAACAGACGGAGCAATTGCACTTGAAACCGAAATAACCACAGCAAGAGGTGATTCTGCCGACCTGAACACACGCTTCACCGCTGATGAAGCGAGCCTTGAAGCCGTGAAGTCCGAAATAGCCACGGCAAGAGGCGGTCAAAATTCACTTGGAGCAAGGCTTGATACAGTTGACACAAATCTTGCAAAAAAAGCAAATAAAGCCAATACTCTTGCAGGTTATGGCATTATGGACGGAATTAAAGATGCAGCAGGCACGGTCAGAGCTGTCAACTTAGCAGCCGATGTCATAAATAAATTTGGCGAAAAAGTAGACAGTAGCGAATTATTTGATGTTACTAAGAGTATAAATTTAGCCAATTTGGCAGATTATTCACAACATCAAAATGGTGTAACCGTTACAGTCGCCAAAGGCAAAATCAGTTTAAGCGGTACATCTACGGCGGCTATCAACGCATTTTTACCACTC